TCATTCGCTACACCTTTTGGGTTTTCTTATGATTATATCAAAATTGGAATTGTGGGATATGTACCAAGTATAGGTCAAAAGCCCCTCAAGGGTGGAAAGGCAGATTTTGGTTTACCCGGTACTGGTAATGATGCAGTAACAAGATACAAGAAATCATCATTTCAAACAATCATGTTACCTATGATTGCTGGTCTGTCCTCACAGAACGGGATAAGTTGGGGAAGTGAATCTTTGAATGTTATTCAACAGGCACTTGGACAGTCTATTGTTTCAGCATTGCAAGGTGTTGGAGAAGAAGGACTTAGTTTTGAACTGCTCACAAAGGAACTTAACGCGTTGGGGGCTTCAGCGCAAGGTTTGGCGCAAAATGCAGTTCAGAACAAAAATATTATTGCAGGTCTACTTGCAGGTTATACTATGGGTAATAGTTCTATTGCAACAAGATCAACAGGTGCAGTTATCAATCCCAATTTAGAACTTTTGTTCAGTGGTCCACAATTAAGAACTTTTTCGTTTAATTTTAACTTTGCACCTAGATTTGGTGCGGAGGCAAAAGTAGTTGCACAAATCATCAAAACATTTAAAAAACATTCAGCACCAAAAATTGACAAAGGTGGTAGTATTTTCTTAAAAACTCCAGATATATTTAAATTACAATACATATATAACGGAGATGGATCAGAATCATCTGGTGGTGATCATCCATATTTGAATAAAATAAAACCTTGTGCTCTTACTGCAGTTAGTGTGAATTACACCCCTGGTGGTACATATATGACGTACCAAGGAGATGGTAAGGGTGCAGGATCTATGACACAAACCATGTTGTCATTAACATTCACAGAACTTGAACCTATTTACGATATTGATTATGAAGACACTCATCTAACAGGATACTAAAATGGCAACACCATATTTTAGATATATTCCAAACTTTGAGTATGCCAATAGACTCAAAGAAAATAAGAATATATCTGCGTATATTCAAACAAAAAATCTTTTCAAGAGAGGTGTTCTTAGTGAAGATATTTTTCAAGACCTCTCATATTTTACAAAGTATACAATAGTTGGTGATGAACGACCGGACAACATTGCGTATGATGTTTATGGTTCACAGTATTATGATTGGTTAGTTCTTATTTGCAATAATGTAATAAATTATCAGAATGAGTGGCCATTGTCTCAAAAGTCTTTTGAAAGTTACTTAGACACCAAATATGTAACTCAACAAAATTTATTTTCAATTCATCATTATGAAACTATTGAAGTTCAAGATCAATCTGGATTTGTAATTGTTCCAAAAGGTCTTGAGGTTCCTCAAGATTTTTCCATCACTTATTATGATAGTAGATTAGGTATTGAACTCACAAGGACTGGTATTACTCAGGAATTCACCAATTATGATTATGAGGTAAAACTAGATGATGCAAAAAGAAACATATATCTTCTCAAAACAGATTATGTTAATATTGTTGAAAGAAACCTTAGAGGGTCAATGATCTATAAGAAGGGAAGTAGTCAATATGTTGATAAGAAACTTGTACGAGGTGAGAACATTAGATTGTTCCAATAAAAAAAGTAAAGGGCCCTATTTTTCCTGGGAAAAATTAAAGGCCCTTTTTTGGATTCAATTGCCGATTTTGGTACTACATATCAGCCAACTTTGAAAAATATGACATGGCATCATCCTCATCATCATTACCTGAAGTCTGAGGTGTAGAATTGGACTGGATAATTTGTTGTTCCAGTTTCTTCAAAGCATCTTCTTCACTGACACGACTTTGTTCAGTAGAAGAATAACTATCATACTGAGTCTCTTCTGCTTCAACAGCCTTTGCTTTCTTGTTACCAAGAACATAATCAAGACGCTTCTTCAGTTCATCATAAGACTTGAATTTGTCAGCAGCAACCAGTTCTTGGAGTGAATACTCCTTATTCCAGATTGCTTCCAATGCATCATCGTCATCCAGAAGAGCAGATGTTGCAGCGAACTCAGACTTATCATAGTTCCAATAACCAGCAACTTTTGCCAGTTTCAGTTTGAAGTTAGCACCTTGCCAGAAGTCAAAGGGATTGATAGGAGTCTCATCCTCATACTCAGGCTGCATTGCATCCATGATCTTGTCAAAGATCTTCTTACCAAACTTGTAAAGGAATACTCCACCCTCGTTCTGAGGATTGGCAGGATCTTTTACGACATAGATGTTTGCATAGTAAGACAGTTTACGCTTTTGCTTACGAACAGTATCTTTATCAGTCTCATTACCAGTGTTCCACAGTTCACGGTTTAGTTCACCGATAGGATCCTGTTGACCAATAGTAGTCAGAGAATTTTCAATATACCACCCACCAGGTCCCTGGAAGGCGTGAGAGAATGTTTTTACCCAAGGAAGATCTTCTCCATTGGGGGCAGGAAGGAAACGGATAACGGCATAACCATTACCGGACTTATCCATTACAGGCTTCCAGAGTCTTTCGTCTGCTCCTCCACCTGAACCCTTGTTATCCTTTTCGACTTGTTGGATAAGTTTCTGTGTCAGGTTCCCCAGAGAGGAACTCTTTTTGAGATTTGAAAACGACATATTTGAATGTATTGTATGTATTTGGTCTGTGTCCCAGATTTGGTTGGGGTAACTGGGGACCCCGTAATTATAACCCTTTAGTCAGGGGTTGTCAAGGATTGCTTTTTTCATCTGACCAAGAACCTTGGTTATGTTTGAGAAGATGTAAGTAATGTCTACATCCTGTGAGAAACCTAAGGCACTGGCATTCTTAAGTATTTCTTCTTTCATTTTCTTGGCCTCTGGATCATCAGATAATTTCAAACGTGTATAAAGAATCTGTTGTTTCTCTAAAAGAGAACTTAATTTTTCAACATGTTCAAGTTTATCTTGTTTAGTCATTGAAGGAAATTCAAAGACCTTTTTATAAACTTCATCTTGAAGTTTGGTAATATTCTCCATCTCCTTTTGAACTAATTCTGAATCAAAGAAACTACTCATTGGACTCCTATTACCTTCTTTAAAATACGTTTGTATGAGAATATATCAGTATGTATGAAAGGACTGTACTTATCAATCCTCATTGATAAGAACTCCCATACGGGGTCTTTCAGTTTCTTATCAAAGTTCTTTTTGAATCCTAGAATTCTATCCAGAATGATGAGTGTTTCTAGTGAAACTTTATTTGCAAGGTGCTCTTTTACAATAAGAGGATGTCTAGTTCCATCAATGAAGAATACATCGTCAAACTTTTTCATGTCGAATAAATCACTGACTTCATTCTTAAAGACATAAGACATTGATTGATTCTTTCTCTTCCAGTCAGAGTAATTCTCCTCTCCTTCTTTCATGATCTGACCAATCCAGAGAGCCTGAGGGTCATCACAGGAGACAAAGTTTGCAACGAAGTATTCTACAACCTCACTATCATCTTTCTGTCTAGACAATTTCTCAAAGAAAAATCTGTCCTTTCGTTTGTAGAACGACTGAACAGATGCCCGAGACTTACCACCATACTTGTGATAATCGTAAGTCTTTTTAGTAAAATGATTTTTTAATCCCAAGTAGGACTTATAAACATCGAAGGGTTGCACTTTGGGTATCATATAGGGAGTTTGGCATGAGATGTTCTCTTCAAAAAGTTCAGTTCAATAGCCTCACATTTAATCTTTTCCTTCAGAGGTTTTGAGATAAGTTTGGGAACAGACTCAACATCAATACTATTCTTCTCACAGAAGAAAACAATAGAATCAATATAAGTCATACCAGCATTGTCAGAATGAATTTTTTCAATCTCCTCTGTAAACTTTCTAGGACAGTAGAACTTACTCTCCAGAAGTTTATTGATGTCATTTTCTTCAGGCATTAGTGTCATGCAATTGAAATTCAACAAACTCTCTAATATACTTTGTGAGTAGTTTGATATACTTGGCCTTATCATACTCTTCATAGACTTCACACTCTCCATTTTCACAGGTCATAATAATAACGAATTTTTTGACTGTCAAACCAGTCAGTTCATACAACATACAAGCATAGGCTGCACACTGTACAAAATATCCTTCAATCCATTCTCTTTTCTTTGGTTTCTTGGATGTCTTGAAGTCGATGATAGCCAATTCGTTATTATACTCGGCTATACAATCTACGGTTCCTGCAATACCCAGAAACTCACTGTATAGGGGAGTTTCTAGTCCGTGTATGTTATCTATGTTCTTTAGATCACCTTTGGCAATCTTGAATAACATATCAGAAAGAGGTTGAACTGTAGGAAGATCCTCATTCTTTAAGTAATGTTCAATCAAAGTATGTGTATCAGTTCCACGACTAGTGGATTGTTTAGTTACTTTGTTTGCTTCTTCATTACCAACTCTCTTCCTCCACTTGACAAATATCTCACGGTTATAGTGACTGATGACCGATGTGATAGAAACTAACTTCTTACCAGAAGGTGTATCATAATATCTGACCCCATCGATTGTCTTTCGGGACAATCGTGGGACTTCTATTTCAACATGATTAAACATTACATACCCAGTTCAAGTTTTGCAACAATGTATTCCTTGACAAGACCACTTCTACAAATGTCCTCTGCTTGGAACTCAATTGTATCAAAGGATGGCATATTATTCAAGATTCTCATGAAGTCAATGATACCATTCTTCTCAGCAGTCTTCACCAAGTCAGTCTGAGTTGCATCTCCACAGAACATCAACTTAGAATCTTCACCAACACGGGTGATCATAGAGTCTAGTTCATGGAAGTTTAGGTTCTGAAACTCGTCCACTATAATGATTGCATTGTCCAACGTTGTTCCACGAATGAAACTAGTAGACCAGAATGAAATAGTTCCCTGTGATTTGAGGTTGGTATACAACATATCAAATGCATTATCATCAGGCATCTCAAACATGTATTTCACCATGTTCTTGTATGGAATCTGATACAAGGAAGACTTATCCTCATGATCACCGGGAAGGAAACCAATCTCTCTAGTTGCTACAAGAGACCTGACGATGTAGATTTTCTCATAGGGTGTCCTTGGATCTAAAACATCTAGAAGAGCATTGTAGAGGGTAATAAAGGTCTTACCAGTACCAGCACAACCATATGCAACCAAGTTTTGATTCTTCTTATACAGATCAAAAAATATTTCTTGATTATCTGTGAGAGGTTCAATCTTCTTGATGTAATCAAGATTGATTGGTTTCTTTCTCTTCATTTGTTTGTTACTCATACCAAAGGGAACTGGGTTAGTACTTCCAATACCTGACTTACTCTTTCTAGACATACTTGATTAGTCGTAATGTTTTAGGGTTGATCCTGGTTGTTGTTT